CCACCTGGCGCCGCGTTAAGTCGCATCGTTCCGACACGCCAGTCCGTATTCGGCGTGGCTGTCAGGCGCATATTAACTTGGCGTCCGTTGAACCTGACGGACGTGGGATTCGTCATAGAGTACGGGCCGTAAGATCGCTGCGTTGAGTTAGGGTAGTAGCGCGAATAAAATGTGGCCGTGACATCGCCCTGATTTCGCTCGTCAGGTATGAGTTCATTGACGTAATAGATGTTGTCGCCATTGCCGATCTGGACCGGCCCGCTTTCAACATACACGTCAGTCCCGTCGTGATTAACTCCGACTTCGTGATCGTAGAGAATACCATCGGTGCCGACGAAGATCGGGTTGGTAAACACCCCGCGATCCGTACCGGCGGAACGAGCCATCTCGCCGATAGTCCAATAGTTATCGGCGTAGTTCCACACAACGTAGCGGTCATTCTCTTGCGAACTTGCGGACGGATAGAACCACCATACTTCGTTGAACTGTGAGTTGTTAACGGCGTAGACTTTACTCATCTGTGCGCGGTTGATGTCAGAGAATACATAGTCTGACACTTCGCTCGGCAGTGGTTTGATATATCCGTCGTAGGTGAAGAACCCGCGAGTACTCATCCAGACTGCAAAGTTGTCCTGCACGGCAATCGCGTTCGGCCCAGGAATACCGCAGGATCGGCCTACATATTCTGACTGATAGACAAACGGCTGGCCGACGTATGAGACAACGTGTGCATCAATATCAGTAAGGACAAGAATTTGCCCGCGCACACGTTTAGCGACAACAATCTTGCCGCCAGTCTGCAAATCAATACTGCCGGCAAGATTGTCTGACGCAGGCGTCCACACCGTGTTGTTTTCAAAATCAGACCAACTTATGCGGCGCGGGTTTCCTCCTGCACCTAAAGCAAAAAGCGAACGCTCGTTCGATACCATAATAGCTGTGGTACCTGTCGGCGCGTTAGTGACTACGGCTGCGGGCGTAGGTCCGCTGGTATCAAGTTGCCACTCATAGATTTTACCGTCAGAGTTTGCGCAGCCGACAAGATACTCTCCCCATGTATCAAGCGTCCATGTCGTGGCGGGAGTGATAGTTCCGACATCGGCGCGGGGCGTACCATAGTAACCATCGCTATAAAAACCCACCCCGAAACCACCGGCAACACTTGCATCCGCGTTGCCTGGCGTAAAGCCTGTTGGCGTGATGTCGTAAATCACCGATGACTGAGACACGGCGTAGAGTTTAGAGTGTGTGCCGACAGCAATCTGCCGCGTGGCGCTGTTGTCGCGCCATGTTAGAATAGCACGGGGTTTACCGGTAAGCGTTGTAGTAGTGCGTTCCTGCCATCCCCCAACAGGCCGCATCATTCCTTCAACCCAACGCACAAGATTGCCGTCGAACCAACGTCCGGCGGCATCTAATTCAGTTCCGTTCTTGTAGATGCCCGGCGGCAATCTGATAGGGAGTAAGGTCATCTGGCGCTACCTAAAGTTTCAATACAGCCTTATACCAGCTTTATTGCGTATTTACAGCCGCCCGCCAAGCCTCAATCGTCAAGCGATGCTTGACACTGCACTCCATGTAACGAGCAATCAAATGGCTTTCCCAGAGCGCCCGCTCTGGATCGATGAGCGGATCAGGTACATTGTCGAGTGGGCGGCAGTTACTCTCTAGGTTCGCCGGAGGCGGCGGCATTGGCGTTATCGACACCGCCTTGGAGCACCCCGACAATAGAATTAGGAGCAGCACAGCTAGGGGCAGGAGCAGGAACTTCACGATAAATCTCGCGAATGCTCGTTCCTCGGCTGGCTCCCAACCCATCGGCATAATCTCTGAGCGCCTCATAGGCTCTGGCTTTTTGTTCCAGTTCATCTTGCATCTCCTGCTGCCGCTCTGCCGCCTCTTCCAAGGCGTTTGCAAGTGCAGCGTCACACTGCCAATCCCGTATCTTGTAGCCTGCTATTGTTCCTACTACCAGAGTACCAGCAGCGGCATAAAGAGTTAGAGAACTAGGTAGTGGTAACATTACTTGTCCTTATTGAACAAATCGAACAGCACTTTGACCTTTTCTTCCAAAATGCCCACACGTCCATCTAGCTTGGCTAAACTGATTATGACAAGCACTGCGGCAAGCATAATAGGCCAGACGGCAGATACAATAGACGCAATCTCAGCCATCTTTTTCTGGCTCTGTCTTGGCTTTCGCCGCGATGCCTGCACCTCCAGCCGCCAGCACTGCGCCAGCACCTATACCCCACATACTGGGGTCGAATGCTTGGCCATTATAGATTGCGTAAATAGATGCGCCACAGAACACTAAGGACATCTTCGCCCAAAGCACACGACCTATGTCTAATGTCTCGTTATCCTTCCCAGTGAAAGATTTCCTTAACATGTCCATCTTTATTTACCCGTCTCGAAAAATTAAGAAACTTAATCGCAGCGTATTCTACCGATATAGCTAAATACCACATCGCGACAAAACCGAACACCCAGACCGAACCAGTGCAGACAACAAATACCGCTGCAAAGATCGGCGGGAGGATCACGCCGGATAGTCACGCCATGGCAATTGCCAATGCGGGCCATCTTTGAAGCTGCGCCAGTCACCTCCCCATTCAATACGGACGCCTTCGTCTAGTGCAGCTTGTTTTACGATAGGAGCCAGGCGGTGGTAGAGCGGCCATTCCCAAGAGACTTTGCCCCCAACTAAGGGAGCAATGTCTACAGCATGGCCGGTAAGATGACGGCTATTCATGGTCTTGGACGCACCAGATGCTACTAGCTTTTTCTGTCGTGCTAGAGTTCGCATCCCTTCAAGAACAGTGAAATCCAGATCGGTAGCCGCAATAGCGCGATCCATCACTCGGCGCAGATCAGGGTGAATGCCTTCCAGGCGTTTTAGAGATCGAGAACCAAAAACGTAAGCCATGTGTCACTCAAACAATGCTTTCAACAAATTACCAACAGACGCACCAACACCAGCCGCGAAGAGCGCGACACCTATCAAGATGCCAGCACCCTTGTTCTTTAATGCAGCTAGTTCCGCCATGTCTTCAATCTGGTCTTCTTCGACCCGATCTAGCTTGGCTTCGATGCGCTCAAGAATGACTTCAATACGGGCGAGCCGTTCTGCTTCAGTAAGATTGATGCTAGGCACTTTTCCGGCTCCCCTTCACGATTTATGCTGCCCAGGGCAGAGGCTTGCTCTCAACAGGCGGTGCAATCAGGTCAGCAATCTGCTGCTCAATGTTGGCCTTGTATTTAGCGACCTGCTCATCGCCCAGAGCGGCCTCAACCCAACCGATGACCTGTGCTTCGGTCAACTGGTCGAAGGGAACAAAGCTGCCAGCTTCCGGCTCTTCGAAAGACACAGTGCCGTAGACACCAGCCGAGAACTGCCCGCCGCTCAAGAACTCGCCATCAAGCCGCCAGTGAGCGGTGATGACTTTGGCCGGGAAAGCATCATCTGTGTTGCTGCAATCCAGTGCAGCGATAGTCCAAGTGTAAGTAGTAGAAGACATGGCTATTGCCCTTCAAGTTGTGCCACGCGGGCGCGAAGATCGTCGTTTTGGGCCTTCAGTTCTTTGATGGCGTTGACAAGAGCAAATGTGAGAGCGTGACCATTCCAGTTAAACAGTTCCGTTTCGTCTTCATCACCCTCATTCAATTTGGCGTTAAACGTCCCGACACATTCGGGGAAATGTTCAATCGCCTCTTGTGCAATGATGGAGATATTCTCTTTGCCATCAGCCTCAAATCCCGCCGCACCGTTGTATTCGTAGGTAACAGGCCGGAGGGCACAGACCGCATCAAGACCCTTGGTATATTCTCCAGTCTCTTTTTTGATGCGAGCGTCAGAAGCAATCGTCCATGTATTTGTAGAAGGCTTGGCCGCACTATCAGTAGATAGCTGCAACTGGTAAGAAGGCGAAGTCGTGCCGATCCCTACGTTGCCGTTTCCTGTATCAACTGCGAACTTAGTGGTAGTTGCATTACTTAGATCACTACCAGAACCTACAGCCCAAATATCCCCTGCGCCCTTACCAGCATAAACAGAGGTAGCAGAGCCGCGATACTCAATGTTGCAGTTTGTATCTGAACTTGTGCGACCCAATACAGCAGGGGTGGCGGCAGTGCCAGACACATGAAGTTTCGCACTAGGCGAAGTCGTGCCGATACCTACGTCGCCTGTCTCAGTTATTCTGACACGCTCCGCTCTGTTCGAGCCTGTAGTAGTTGCCGTAGTAAATGTTAGGCCATAAGCCGCCCCAGTCGCAGAGGTTGACACGGCATTGATTGCCGCACCTATGCCATCTGCATATGTGCCAGTAAACGAGGCATCATCGGTGACGAAGTTAAGTTCACCTATCTTATCGCCAGTTGTTTTAGCGCCAGTATCACTTATTGATAAAGCCGTAATTCCAGCAGTTAAGGTAGCAGGCGAAGTCGTGCCGATTCCTACGAGGCCTGTCCCTGAAACGCGAAGCCTCTCTGCGCCAGCAGTATTAAAAATTAAATCATCAGAACCTTGTGTGCCTATCCGCATCGTGCCTGGCAAAGTGCCATTTGTGCTGCCACGATACTCAAGAATGCCCTTAGTCGTTCCGCTTTCTTGTAGATTTATTTCAGCACGGTTAGCCGTGTTAGTCATGTTAATATCGACTGTGGCAGTGCTGGCTTCTATGTCTAATGGGCTGCTAGGCGAAGTCGTTCCGATCCCGACCGAGCCTGTGGACGAGACCCGCATGCGTTCATCGCCAGCGGTCGAAATCGCGAAGGTGTTAGCGGCAGGGAAGAACACCCCCGTATTAGTGTCGCCCGTTACTGAGTATGTAGGGAACTCCGCGCTAGAAACTGCCGCTCGGATGTGCGCGCCACTAGCATCCTCAGAGGTAAGGATGTCGGTTCCAAACTCCATGTAGTTGCCACTGGAGTTGAACCGAGCGAGGCCAGCTACATTTAGAGTCTTGCCGGTACCCACATTCAGGCCGACGCTCGTCCCGCTACCCTCAGCGGTGAAGATCGCATCTACAAGATCAAGGTCCGTGTTGAGCTTCGCACCCCATGTATCGGCGCTTGCACCGACTTCGGGTTTCGTAAGACCAAGGTTCGTTGTGGTAGTATCAGCCATATTTTACCTCATGCGGCCAGGGAGTCTGGAAACTCTTTCGGCGTCCAAGTCTCATCTGTATCAGAAATTTCAGTCCAAGTCTTGCCCGTTACTGCAACCGGCGTCCAAGTCTTCGGTGTATCACTATTCGCAGCCCACGATATAGCAGTATCGGATTGTTGCGTCCATGTCTCTGGCGTAATTGGGACAGGTTCCCATTTTTCTACTGCAACGACATTTACAGTAGATGTGGCCGAGATTGCTGCGCCCGTTGACTGCACACGGTTAGCAGTCGGAGTGACAGTGCTTTGTGCGTTTACTGTTACGCCCGAAAGGAATACTGCCTGCGCCGCTACCGAAACTGTAGATGTAGATAGCGCCGTTGTTTCGCCCAAACGAACACGAACAGCGGACAACGAAACAGTCGATGACGCAGAAGAAGAAATCGCTGCTTCACGAACACGAGTAGCTGTCGGCGAAACTGTGGATGTAGCTGAAACAGCAATCGCGGCTTCGCGAACGCGAGTAGCCGTAGGCGATACAGTAGACGCCGCTGCAACAGCGACGACAGCGTCTTTAACAATAAGACCAGAAGCGGTAGCGGTGGCAGCAGCCGTTACGGTAATTTGACCCTCTAATGGGTCAATACCGTAACTCCCTATGCCATATAAGCCACTACCATAACCGGCCATTTATCAATCCAAGTCGATGTCAAAATCACCCGATGGGATACGGAATACGTCGCCGCTGTCGATAGTCTTTGAAGTCGTCAGCGCACCGGATGCAAGAAGATTGCCGCCTGACACCGCGTCATATACCGCAGCGTAAGTGATCGTACCCCACGAAGCCGTCGCAGTAGGGAACTCAACAGCAGCACTGCTCGACGCTTGGCTGCCCGTTACAGTGAACGCAATCGTCTGGCGAGCGTATGATCCGCCGCTAACTTCTGTGCCAGCGCCTGCTTCGCCAGGATCGCTAGTAAACAGACCGACATAAAGAGTGGCCGGAGCAGTATACGCCGAGCCACCGAAAACATGATCGAGAACTTTGTTCTCAAGATAATTAGAAAAAGACACGGCGTTGACCCCTAACCAAATGTGCGGAAGCGAGCTTTAAGTTTAGACGAGCCAATACGGGCGCGTTCATCGGCCAGCATCATATCATCAACAAACTGCTGATACAGCCCCGCCCAGACAGAGATTCGCTCGTCTTCTTTAAGATACGGCGCAGATTGAACCAGCGAGCCGTAAAGATATACGTCTGGGCTTTCTGTCAAAAGCCAGTTCGTTGTGTTGGCGTCCGACAGTGCCGGAATCTTGGCGTAGTAAAGTAGTTCAGCGTCGTAGCTAGTGTCAGGCGACGGCACGACTTGGAACTGCTCTCCCACCATAGAAAAGAATAGTGGTTGGCCAGATGCGTTATATTTCTGGCGTTCCTCTGCGGCTTGTTCCGGCGTTACATACAGCAGTGGCGTAACAGGGTTCGTGTTCAACTGGAACCGAATGTTCTCCAGCCAGTCCGCTGGCACCGCAAAATATGGCGTGTCGAGCGTAGCATCAGACCGCGTCACCATCTTACGATGGCGCATGGTGCGGTTAAAGTGCGCTTCGGCAAGCGAAATGAAATTGGGAATAACGGCGTCAAGATCGTCCCGATTGAGCCAATCAGCGACGGCAGATTTAAGTTCTGCGTAGGTTGTAATCGCCATCAGACATTCCCTGGTCGTGTACGCCACATGGCGTTGTTAGGATCATTCAGCCACTTCACCAACTCTTGTTGGTCGTCCAGAATGCCCTTCTCTTTAAGTTCGTTGTAAACCGTCATCGGAATGCGGCCTACATGAGTAAAGTCGCCCCACCGTTTCGGCGCGGCGTCAAACGCAGCCTTGTTGTAATCGACGATATTCGTGACATCCTGCTCTTTGACAATAGTGGCGTTGTCATCGGTGCCGTCGTAATCAAGATATGTCTTGATCCCGGTAGCTTTGTCGTCGGAAATAAGGCGCTTAGACATGGAATACTCCTATAGGTTAGGGGGCGAGCCTAAACCCGCCCCCGCCTATATGTCAATTACGACGTGGTAAGGTCAGCTACGATGCCGTGTGCGGCTTCGTTGTTAACCTTCAGGCCGTACTCAACGAGCATCAGGCGCTTCTCGGCGTCGCCGGTCTTCGCCAGTTCCATCTGCTGGATCGGACGCAGAACAGCCATCGACGCATACTGCGGATCAACGACGAAAGCGTCACGAGCGCGCTGGAAGCGGTTAGGCACGATGTTCACAGTACCGAAGTCCGATACGTAAACGTCGGCTGCGCCAACGATCTGTGCCTGCTGGCCAGCAGGAACGTCACGGAAGCGAGTCGCGATGCCGGTGAAGCCCGAAGCAACTTGCTTGTTGTGCGAGCCAACCATGAGCATCTTCGGAGTGCCGCCGGATTCC